TCAAATGGCAGTTCCTTAAACCAATCTGGCAAACGCAACTCGTCTGTAGGATATGCAACACTTGTATAGCCTAGCGGATTCTGTTTTAGTTTACAAACAATAACTTTCATACCATCAACAATCTCCTGCGAATACTTGTCACCATTCATACGTTTTAATGTGTTCCAGTTAATGCTTGCTCGAACGTGTCCAGGCATGTTTGCTTTGCCTTGCTTTTCTTCAAGACGTTGATAGTGTCCAATTTTGTTTGCACGTTTAGGCGAACCTTTTTCAAAACCTGGACGTTCTTTAAACTCTTTTCTAAACTCGCTGATTGCATTTAGTATTTCTTTTTCGTCTTTCTTCTGTAGCACCATGTCTAGTAAGTCTTTTAAAAAGTCTTGCATGAATACTGGAGTATCTGAACGTTTCAAGTCCAAGCCCATGGCTTTAACTTTACCTAGTTTGCCATCTATATCAGCTCTAAAGCCTTCGATGTCATACACCAATGCTGCATAGCGTTTTTTAGTAATAAATAACCCTGTTTCAGCAACAACTTCTCTTGCTGCTGCAATCACATCACTGCGTGACTTTGGACAGTGGAATGCCTTCATCATAAAGTCTTGGAATGTACTATTTGCTTGTTCACATATTTGATCATACAGTGTAATTACATTGTCTTTATCCCAAGGAATATTGCCTTTGTTGATATCATCTTTTAACACAGGATATGCACTGAAATAACAGGAATCAGTGTCGCCATATATAATTGCTTTTCCAACATGATCATACTCGCCTGTAATAACTTTGTTGACTTCTGCTGCCATGTGTTTAACAATAGTTCTACCAGAAAGTGTAGTTGATTGACCAATACGTTTATCGAAGAATCTACAACCTGGATTCAAAATAGCACCATACAAACTGTTCAAGTTAATCTTCTTAACCAATTGTCGCTTGTCCCAATACTCAATTTCAGCATCATTCTTGGCATCTTTTGCCTTTTTAAGCATTGCTTGTAGTTCTTTACGTTCGCTATACCAACGCTTTAGTAGTCCAGGAATAACACCTTCGACTTCTGTAGTAAAAATAGTGCCATTACTACTAAGCATCCATGGTTGATGACTGTCAAAAATAAGTTTGTAGATTTCAGCAGCACTTAATACATGTGTTGTGCCATCTTCCAAATCCAATGTTAGCGCAACATCTTTACGTTGCTCCATGATTGCATCATATTCTTCTGTGGCAAAACGACCTTCCCAACTGCCTGCAAAACTTTTCTTTTTAAGTGTGGTATCTTCCAACACTCTTGCATCAGTTAGTTCTAATCTAATCTGTCCTACGATGGTTTCTGGACCCATATTCATTGCACGAATAATACTTGGATACAGACTGTTCAAGTCCATTGAACCAATCCACTCATGCACACCTTTCTTTGGAAACGCAACATACGCACCAGCCGCTGCTGTATTGCCTTCATGTTCACGTCTATTAGGAACCTGCATACCACGTCTATGTGCTTCGTTAACAATAGCCTGTTCAGTCACTGCAACTGCACCCATTGTTGTTTGGAGTAGCACAGTGTTGTCATGCGCAATTTGGTTTGCAAGATCAATAAATCTCAGTTTCTTGTCCAGTTTGTCTAACAGTGCAACGTCTTGTCTGTTGTATTCAATAAACTTGCGGAAGTCGTTGTTGTATAGTTGATCAAGTGTGCCTTCATACACAGTCTTGTTCTCGCCAACTTCCATTTCACCAATAGCATCCAGTCTGTATGTGTGACGTTCTTCATACGTATACTTGCGATACAGTTCAAGATAGTCCATATGCACACGACCGATAGTGTCAAACGTTTCAGCAGTTTTACCATACTTCTCAAATTCACGTCTTTTAGGAAGTTGTTGCCACAAGCAAAAACGTCTTGTGTCATCTTTACTCAATATACGACTTACACGATTCACAGTATATGGAATATCATAACCTTCGCTGTTCCATCCACTAATAATATCAGCATCTTCGATACTGTCAAGGAACGCTTCTAGCATGTCACCTTCTTTTTCAAACAAGAAAGTGTTGTCAAAGTCTGCACATTCTGCTTTTGCTTGCTCCATTGTAAGTGTCTTAGGCGGCATTGCAAATGTCACAAGTGCATCTAGCCATTGTAAGTGTACAGTGATTGCAGTAATGGGCATGAATGGATCACTTGGATCAGCAAAGCCACGCTCTGGATCAAAGTCTGTCTCGATATCGAAAAATGCAATGTTCAATTTAGGTGCATCTTGATTAAGATAGTTCTCACTCAAGCATTGGAAAATTGGATTCACATCACTTTCAAACATTTTCTTGCCTTTGTTGATAGCAAGTTCTTTGCGAAAGTCTTTTGTGTTTTTACATACTACTCTTGTAAGTGGATCGCCATAGATACTTTTGTATTTGCCACGCTGATCTTCATAGTAGAATGTATACTTTGCTTGATATTCTTGGAAGCGTCTTACACCATCCTTGCGCTCAACAGCACGAATAATATCAGCATCGCGATCAAAAAAAGCATCTACATATGGCATTCCAAACTCCTAATTTTATTCATTTTAGCATACATTTTGCAAGTTGTCTACATAAGATTTTATTTTAAGTATTTTTTCTTTGTGTTTGATTGCTGAAGGATACCATACAGCCTTGTCGTCAAAGAAGATGTCAGGTAATTTTACATTTTTAACATTACGTAAAAATACTTTTTGGTTATAGGATGCAATTTCTTGTGCTTGCATATACACATTTTTATCTAGTTTTTTTATTTGCATTACCAAATTATCTATACGCTCTTCTATTGTATCTAATTCATCAAAACTGTAATCAAAAATATTATCATACAATTTATATCCATCTTTTGTTAATAATTTATTTGCATTTTTATAGCCAACTATTACAAAAGGTTGTTTGTGTAATAGACAACTATAGGTTTTTTCTGTTAGTAAGGTGTTGTTATTTATTTCTACATCAAACCAACTTTCTGTGACTAGGTTAAAACAGCATTTTTGCCAAAGTCTTATCGGCGGCGGTGGGTTATCTTCATAATTGTATACTAAGTCTAATCTATATTCCTCAGGTGGAAAAAACTTTTTTACTTTTTTACGCCATAGTTTTTGGAACTGTGCTTTTTTGCTATCATTCAAATATTTCTTGTGTAGTATATCCCAATCATCTACTTGTTCTTCTTTGTAGCTCACAAGTCCTTGTTTTAGCAATTTATTATTGTAAAGTGACTCTACTAAGTAGTCTCTGTGATAACCTAAACTACGCATTTGGCATAAAAATAAATGCTCAGGATCTTGCTGTCTTTCAATTGTTGGTTGCATAGCCAACAACATGTCAAGATCAGGCCAGGTTATATGATAGTCTTTTTCTCCGATATAAGGATCAGAATGGTTGCAATGCCAGAAAAACTTTTTGCCTTGTATTAGTTTACAAAATCTTTTATGTTCGTCTTTGGACCAGTACAACTTGCCTGGGACTCCAGTTAAGTCTAAACCTTCTTCACTGTAAAATACAAAATGTATTTCTGTTGTTGCATTATGATCATGCCATTTTAGCTCAGGCTCAATAATGCAATCTTCGTCAACAGAATATATTACCTTCATCTATCAAAGCAAGTGACCTGTAGTGTATATCTATGTTCGATACCCATGTTGTAGGCAGCATGTGGAGCACTTCCTGTCCAACTTACCCAGTCACCTTTTTTCCAATTACACAAGCAAGTGTCTTCAACATGAAAAAGATGTCCACGTTTAGCATCCTCTAGGAAAACAATGTATCTTGTAATAGTGTTTACATCAGTGATGTTATGCATCTTCATAAAATTTGCATACATATCTTTATGCAATGGTAGAATATTCGCAGGAGGTGTTCTGTAAAATGCTACTTCGTGATGATCGTGCTGTGGAAGTTGTGCAACAACATCTTTGTAGAATTCAGGCATAATTTCTTTAGGACCAACATATACATCGTTGTTGATAATTGCTTTATAATTATCATGTCCATACATGATGTATTCGTCTTGTCCATAGCCTCCTGCACTCTCGTAAGGTAAACTATAAAATTGCTGGTCTTGCCAGCATGGCTCAATGTGTCCTTGTTGCATATTCTAACTCCTACTGTATTACTTATTCTTTGTCGTAGCCAGTAGTGGCAACAATGGTTTCTAAATCTTCAAATTCGTCTTGGTGTCGTGACCAGTCATTCTTTTGTGCAACTTTAATTGCTTTGTTAATTAGACTTGGTTTTACATTGAGTTCTTCGGCGACTGCTTTAACAGTTTCTTTTAACCCGCCTTGTAGATCTTCAATTTCCTGTAATACAGTGACGCCTTCTTTAATTAGTCGTTCTAGTTTGGCTTTTTCTTCAGCGCCATACACTCTATCGCTCATATATTACTCCTTGTTTTTATGTGATTATATACGATTATATGCGATAAGTCAATGATTACTTTTTGATAGGAACACAGTTATCAACACGCTTGCCACCTTTCATTTTGGTACCCATGCGCTTGTAGCCTTTCCAGCATACTTTGCCGTCAACGCCTTTTTGCTTTTCTTCGGGCAGTGTAGTATAGCTAGGCTTGCCACATTCTGGACAAGTATTGTTTGTGACTTCCATAATTTTCATTATTTTGATCCTTTTTTCTTTGCCATTTTGGTTGCTGTTGCATACATCACTGCCTTAGCATCTTTACCGTAGCGTTTTTCAAAGTCACCTTTGGCTTTTTTCATGCCTTTGACATACTTTTCACGCTTGCCTTCTTCACCTTTGGTTAGGCTTCTTTCGGTAGTCTTTTTTTTTGAAAATCTTCGCTGAGTTTAGACTTGTATGCTTCAACATCTTCGTCACTCATTGTAAACTTATGACTTTCGGTAGCAATAGGTGAATTATCATAATCTAGTGTATGATACACTGAACCAATATAGTCTGCTGCTTTAGTAATTTTGCTTTGCATCCAGCCTTCGATACCTTCTGCTTCACTAACACCTTTTAGCATTTCGTGCAGTTTAATTGAATATTTTGCAATTTTGTATAGTTCAGCACGTGCCATTTGTACTTCGTGATCACGTTCTGCCATATCTGCCATATCAGCTAGACCTTCTAGTACGTGTTCTTGACCATCTGAGGTTTTGAACTTTGTACCTGGTTTTGCACCTGCTGCTTTCATTTGTCTAACTTTTTGTGCAAACTCATTACCTTCTGCTGCTTGATTTGTTGAAGAACCAGCATCGCCTTTGGCTTTTTTAACCAGTGCGGAGATCACTGCTTTATCCATGCCTGTAATTCTGACAACATCGTCCATGGTCTTTGGACCAAAATCTGCACCAAAGTTTGTTAAAGTATCGCCTAAACGTGAAAGTGCATTTGCCATCATAAGTGTATTGTCATCTGTGCCAGTCATCTTAGATGCCATGTCGATCATTTTACGTCCTAATCCAGCAATCTCTCTGTGCTTTGGATTCATTTCTCTTGTTTCGTTAGTCATAGTATTCTCCGATTACTACTATTTATCACTTTTTCTTTTTTGCTTTGCGTTTTGGTGCAACACCTCTACGCTGCATTGTGCCCATTGGCATTGCTACTGCTGCAATACCACCTGCGCTTGTTGTTTCATTCATACTCTCAGCATATTTTGCTGCTAGTGCATCACCCTTCTTTTCAAAGAAACGCTTGAGTGCTACACCACCGATAATAAGTGCAACTGCCATACCAATTTCAAATTTATTATCAATCAGCATTTGAGTCATTTCTTCACCAATTTGACTTTTTACCCAATCCCAGCCTTCCTGCATTGCTTTGTATGCAACAGTACCGACTGCGATTTGTTTCCAGTACTTTTTAAGGATCCATTTTAGCACAGCCCATGCACCTCTTTTAACAGCCCAAGCAATGAGCCATTTTGCTGCTGCACCAACTGCTGGAGCAATTTCATCTATTTGCTCTTCGCCTACAAGTCTACCTTTGAAAGGATGTTTGCCACGCTTTTTGGCTGTTGGCATTGGTTCTTTTCCTCTAACCTTGTCTGCATTTGCTCCGCCGCCTGTAATCTCACGCAGTTTCATTTGCTTCTCCTGATAGACAATATTTTAGTATCAGGACCATACTGAGCCATTATTTGCTTTTTAGCCTCGATAGCATTACGTGCATTGGTCTGCACTTTAATAGCCTGCGAATAGAACTTCTGTCTAATACGTAGGTCAGCTACAAATAAAAAGAACTGCGGTGCTTTGAATGTCTCTCTTAATCTCATGTTAGTATTTAGCCCAATCAAATAACTTTACTTTTTCTTCAGGTTCCTCTAGTGTGTGTCCACCTTCCATCAAAGCCCATTCTCGAGCAGTATATCTTGGTTCATTGTCTTCTGCCATGCCAAGATTAAATAAAACATTAGTTGACTTGCCTTTAACTTTGGTACTAAGTGTAGGAGGACGTCCACCTTTGTCTACTTTGTTGCCAAACTTTCCTGCTTCTATAGGAATTTGATTAGTTCCTACATCTGCTGTAGTGTTCACACCTTTTACAATTTTACCATCTTCGAGCAGGTCAGACATTTTCATTTTTTACGTCCTCTAAATTGCACTGGGCCTGTCATATGTGGTAAACTAAACCATAGTTTAAACCAATCTGGGTCGCCAGGCTTGATGCCTTTTTTCTTTTCAATCTTTCTTTTTTCGGCTGCCGCAGCACTCATGTCTTCAGGAGTATATTCAGTATACCCTTTAAACTCACCTATGCCCGCCAGTCTTTTTAGATCTTCTATGTTCATCCCAGTATTTGTTTCTTTCGTTTGTGCTTGTTTTGTTTTCTTCGTGTTGTTTATATTTGGCTATATAGTGTGCCCATTCTATGTCATCGATACTCATATCTTCGTGTTCTCTCCACGTTTTGCTATAACCATCTGGATATAATTCTACTACTTTTTCTTTCTGCCCGATTTCATGTTTGCGCACCAATGATACATCCTCGCTTTCTCGCCACTGCTATTTTTAGCTCTTTTGCGTCATGCTGTGACCGATCCATTACAACTA